ATCAGTATCAGACCAAACATATAAATCTTCATTTGCAGAAACAATGTATGCATCATTTATTTGATTACCGCTAGAAGGTAAATCATTGGTGTTTGCTACTGTGCCTTTAAATTTTATAGAGGTTCCCTGAGGACCAGTAGCACCCGTAGGGCCCGTAGGACCAGTAACATTAGATGCAGAACCTGTGGCACCAGTAGGACCTGTAGCTCCAGTTGCACCAGCAGGACCAGTTGGTCCTGTTACTGTGCTAGCAGCGCCGGTTGCACCTGTTGCACCGGTTGGTCCTGTTGCTCCAGTTGGTCCCGTAGATCCGGATGCTCCAGTTGGTCCTGTAGGACCAGAGGGACCTTGTGGACCTTGTGGACCCGTAGGGCCAGTTGAACCAGCTGCATCAGCACCAAACGTAATTATCGTTGTGGGCTGTTCAATTATTTCTACAATCTCTGGATCAGTCATTACAGAGTTACCTGCTTCTCTGTGAATACCTTTCCGGTCATATAAGTTCTTACTTTTCCAGTAGTGTTATCAGTTAATTGAATGTCATAATACGCTGTACGTGGCAAATCTGCAGTTACTGATCCAGGTAAACTTAATTGAACAATGTCATAAATACCGCCAGGTATAGACTGTAGTTTAGTTATAACAAACGTCCCTACAATTACTGGGCCAACTTGAGCTCTTCCTCCAGTGTTAAATAGACGAATTTCTGATTTAGGAGTGTAGTTAGCAAGGTTGAGAGAGAACTTAAGTTTGATGCTGAAATCGTCTCCAGAGTACATAGACAAATCTTTATTAAGAACATCACTCTCGGGAGTAATATCACCGTAATTTGGAATAGGTAGTCTTACTCTTTGTGGTAGAGAAGCGTCATCAATCTCTTGTGGACGATAAATAGGAACAAGTTTATTAGTAAGACGACTAATACGTCGAAGATTAAATATTTCAATCTTATACATACCAAGGCCAAGCATGTTGCACAGCTCTCGGTATTGTTCTTTTCTAGCAGTTACCATTTCAGATAATTGACGGAAACGCTCTGAACGAGGGATAGACACCCCATCGGGAGAAATAATGTCGATATCAAAAGAAGCGTCTGTGGCTAGGGTGTAAAGAGCCAGTGTTGAAGCCAACAAAACTAATGGGTATTCATCAATAGCCGGTAAAGAAAGCATAGTTGCTTTGCTGCCATTGGAATCAGTGGTGGTTCTTGCGTGCTCTAGAAAAGCAACGTTAATGTAGTTCTCTATTTCAGCATCAGTAAAGTATTTATACATTGTGCCGAACACTGTAACTATTGCATCATTAGCGGGGGCCACAGCTAGGATTACCATTCCCGTCTGTTCTTCGACAGATGCGGTGCTAGATACGTTAGTTGCTCCAACCTTGATTACAAGGGAAGATCCTTTTACTGGAGCATTAGTTAATTGGTATCGTTTGGTAGCGCCATCACCTACGAAGGTCTCCTCAAAACTACGACCCATATCGCCTAGTTCAGATCTAAGACGACCAGAAAGTGCTGCAAGTGTTGCCACTGTTACCTCCGGTAATTGTTATAGCAATATAATCTCGTGATTACCGTTATAAGTCAGGACAAACGTTAAGGGCCCTCGTAGACAGGAGGGCGAATTGTCTACGAGGGCGATCTAGATAGTAGGCTTTTTAGAGCCTGTCGTACAGGTAACCCTTTTCTTGCAAGTGCTGAGCAACATGCTTTGCTACCTTGTATTTCTGTCCGGCTTTAAAGGAATAGTGATTTCCTACACCGATTGTTACAAAATCTAGGTCTTCAGCGACACGGATAATCTGTGTATCGTCTGCAAGACTTACGCCTACGGTTTCAACCTCATCAATAACGGTTGCTACGGAATTTGGATTAGTTAGATCAAGTACTTCTGTCTCTAACTTGGCTGCAGCTTCAGCTGTAGCCATAGAAATTTGACCTGCACGTTCTGCAAGTGCTTCTGCGTTTGCTTTAATTTGAGCTTCACGCTGACGTCCTGTGACGTCTGTTACTTTTGCCTTTGACACGATTAGTATTCTCCTATTGTTTGTGTTGGGGAGCTGGGTTTTTAAGCCCAGCCCCCCTAACGGATTAAATTAGTTGGTTTCTGCCAATACTACAGACTGATCTGTAATCAGACCTAGACCGTAGATTGCGTACCAAGCAAGCGCATGCTCACGACCGAAGTCAAGAATACCGCCATCGCGGAGCTCAACTGGTAGAGAGATTGCGTGACCGAATGCGTTATCTCCAATGAAGATAGCTGTGTAGCGGTCTTTGTTACCATTACCTGTCTTTGTTGCTGGGGTTGTGTAACCGCCACCTGTTGGGTAGACAATTGAACCTGCAGCTACTGCGGTGTCAGCTGAGTAGCCTGAGCCAGCTCCGCCTGCAACCTTTTCGATCTGTGTAGTTTCGATGAATACTGTGTCATAAAGACGTCCAATTTCACCAAGCATGAAGTTTCCTGGAGCTGCGTACTTTGTAACTTCGATGAATTCAGCGTTGTCACGAAGCTTGCGGCTCTGGTGTGGGTGAACGAAAGCCACATAGGTCTCGCCCAACCGTGGGATGTTCTTGGTTGCAAGTGTCTCAACTGCGTCCTTAACGGTTGCGGTTGTTAGATCAAATGCACCTGTAAGAGAAGCACGTGAAGTACCCTTTGTGCCGTAGTCATACCAATTGTTGACTGCGTTTAGTGATGAGCGGTCATAACCATAGATGACTGAAGATGCAGCCATAAGTGTGTCACGAGCCTGTCCATCAAGATAAAGGGCCATGTTACGGCCAAGAAGACGTGAGGCAGAAGCCATTACGTCATCGAATGAAGCGTTCAATAGAAGCTCAGATACAGCAATTGCATAGCCATGCTCTGCAACTGTAATTGAGAACTGTTGAGCTGTTAGTGCGTTAGTTGACATACGAACGCCTTCAACGAGTGAACCCGCGAAGCCGAGGTTGTTGTAACGCATAAAGTTGATCTGGAGACCAGGTGCAACTCCAAGTTCAGTCTTCTTAACAGCGAACTGTTCGAAGCGAAGAATTGGCATTGACTGGAAAAGAATTTCTTTTGACCAGATGGTCTGAATTGCTTGTGTAAGCTGGCTATTAGAGCCAGAATACGCTGTAGGTGCTGCGGCTAAATTGCCGGTACCTGTTACGGCTGATGCCATGTCGGTATTACTCCTTAGTTAGATTTGATTAATTCGGTAATTTCTTACCCGAAGATTCCCTTGCCTCGGTCCGATGCTGATTTACCCAGCAACTTTCCTCGGTATTTTGCGTATTCGGTAACCGACATAGCGGCAATTTGTTCCGCTGTAAACGAATTTTGTTCCATATTAGTGTCCATCGGTCCGGTTGGCGGCGCGGTTACCCGGCTGCCTGTCATTTCTTTGCGGGCATTCTGCATTGCAGATTGCGCCGATTCCAGGATCCTTGAGGATCTCTCCCGCAGTCCTGTAATACTTTGTTCTATTTCTTCAGGGGTATTTCCTGAAATGAGATCTACTAGCTCAGGCATGATGTTGTCACGCTCATCTTCTAGGCGGCGATTGCGATACTCAGTGAGTTCCGCATACTGACGCTCACGCTCTAGAAGAGTGAATGCACGTTCACGCTCTAGGCGTTCGGCTTCCAACTTCTGAGCCCACTCTTGTTCCTTTACTTCAAGAAGTTGACGTACATCCATCTCAGATTCAGCCTTCTTACGGGCCTCTTCCTCAGCCGCAGCTTTTTCAGCTTGCATTTGAGCTAAACGTTCTTCACGTTCTTTTTTGAGTAGATTTAGTTCTTCTTTTAAGGAATCAATTTGCGGATAGAGCTTTGATTTTTCTTGCTCTCGTACTCGCTTTAGATCTTCTTCTGTATAAGCCTTGTCTGTCAAGAGCTCTGTTTTTACTGGTGTTACTTTTGTTTCTGTTGCTACTGGAACGTCTGTCAAGAATGCTTCCTGAGCTTCCGGTGTATCAACTATATTACTTGTTTCAGCCATGCTGTGTCCTTAGGTTTAAGAGGTCGTTGTCCGAATTAGTGCCACGATGACCTGCGGATTGTTAGGTGGTAATAGGCTTCCAAATTATTGCTAATTTGTCAGCCTAAACTTATTATTCTGGTTTGTCCTCATCTGGAGTCCTACTCTTAGGAATAGTCGTTCCATATGCCTTTGTTACCAGATCTACTTGTACCTGCTGGAGTTCTTGTAATACTCCCGCTTCTAGAGGGCTTACTACCCCCGGCTGACCAGTTGGGCCAGGTCCGATACCTTCCCCAGGTTGAGCTCCTGGAGGCATGTTTCCTTCTTGTCCTTCTGGAAGCATTCCAGTCAAGGACGCAATGGATGCGGTAATTTGAGTTTGAATTAACTTTATAGCTCCGTCTGCCTTAGCATCACGGATCAGCTCTGCACGAATTTCTTCAAGCTTCTCATCTGGGAACTCTTCGCCTAGTTGACGTAAAGCCCCTTCGCGGCTTTCTAAGCCTAGACCTATCTTTGCTTGGATTTCGTTTAATACGACAAGCTTATCTAAAGGAAGTGGGGGTGGGAAATGGACTTGAGTCTTAAACGTATCTGGATCTTGTGGGTCAAGAACAGGTAATTGCTCTGGCTTTATTGGGCCGTTGATTTCTGGGTTATAAACAAATACTTCTGGTTCTTTAAAAGCTAATGTCAATAAAACTAGCTCATTTATCTTTTGCATGCCTTCGCCGTATTGAATCATCTTCTGTTGATAGCGATTCATCAATGGCTGATATTGAATAGAAAGTGCAACACCCGAGGTGTTTGAAATTGGCTGTACTTGACCAAGTGCGGTTTCTGGTACACCAATCATCTCATGCATAGCGGTTTTGATTATCTTTAGGTATTCCATCGCACCTTGAAGGCCTTGTCCGCCACCTTCTAGGTTAAAGACTTGGGCGTCTTTAGGAAGACCGCCCCAGACCTTCTTCGGACCTTTTTCAAGGGAAGAGGCCTTAGCACCGGTAATAACTGTAACGGGTGCCGCATGGTAGTTGACAATGTCCGCAATATCTGTTGCTACTTCGTTATAGTTACGATTAAGAACAATGATGTCGTGGCAGTCTGACAAGCCCCATGGGGAACCAGATACTCGTACGTTAGGGATGTGGACGACGGGCACTACGCCAATAGGATTAGGACGTGAGTCAATAATCTCGTCATTAATATATTCTTCAATACGATCATCAGTCAAGATTTCGGTGTAAGTGTATACCTGACGGGTTCCTTCAGCGGAAGTGCCCCAAAAACGATATTTTAATTTAAAACGGATTAAACGTGTACGATCATGAGGATGAAACTCTGGAAAACAGAAGGATGAGTTTAGGGGAAGAATACGAACACGTCCTGGATGTACTCGTCCAATACTGTCTTCGTAACCCTCTTCATAAGCTACTTTGACAAAGCAATCTCCTGATACTCCGCCTTGTTGTCCCATTTCCCACATAACAGAGTGTTTATCATTATCTGTTTCCCAAACACGTTTTAAAACGTCTGGAATGATTGCTTCTGTTGCAGAAGGACTGCGGAAAGATGCTCCACGACCAAATGTAAAATTAATTATATAATCTGTAAACGCCCGGTAATAGTTGTAAACCATTTGTGACTCGCCAATTTCACGACGATAAGACCAATGGTGGCCCAAGTACATTGCCCAGTTAAGAGAATAACGATTTAATCTCGGACCGTGTACTTCAAACTCTTCATCCGCTAGTTCAACTAAACCTAGTGGAGAAATAGAAATTGTTAAGTCAGATGACGCAGCTCTGTAACTGGGAGGTGAAAAATCAATACCACCAGCCATTATTCACAACTCCCCATCTTAATGTTAAGAACCCCTTTTACTTTTCTTCTCAATACTGCTAAGTAAAGGCCACCCAGCCCCGGAGAAGGGGTACGAGGCTGGGGGCCTGTATAGTCTACTGTACTTAGTCTGCTACTTGTGCAGGATTCATGCGTTGATAGCGACCACCTGAACGAACAACCTCTTCGATAACTACTTGAGAGTGATCTCCAAAGTTACCTTGTGAGAACTCACCAAGGTAGGTTGGTGCTTCTACCCATGCGGCTGAGCCGACATGTGCACGTTGTTTCATTGTTTCTTCAGGATACTTTTCAAACACGTTAGTATTGTGGTTTGGACGACCCGCTGGGGTGTCATATCCTTGATCTAGTCCCAACTGAAAATCATTTGGGACGTCTGTGTCAGTTGCAACACCTTCTTCAAAACGAAGTGGGCCACGTTGGCCAGGCATTGCTCCTGCCATTTTTCTTTCATATGTTGCGCCAACCTTTTCAGGGAACTGAGGTGTTGGGGCAATGTTTTCTACTGCCATGATTACTCCTTATGCATAGGGATTGAGGGTCCTCGGGTATAAGTCTCCACCCTTGGATTAGTTTTTAAATGCTAAATTAGGAAAAAAATGGAGATGCGCTAACTTCTACGGTAGGCATGACCATGTCCTGGGTCATAGCGCAGGCTATGGCTAGGGAATCGACAAAATCGTCATGGGCATGTGCTTCGTCAGGAGCAGAAACCATAAAGTTTGGACCCTTGTATTGAACCTCAGCATCAGTCATTTGTTGATAAAACTTTTTCCAAAGACGCAGTCTTCTGGTTTTGGCATGGGCCGGCCAGGAAACCATTTGACGTTGTATAAGGGCTTGTAGGTGTTTCCAACGCTTAGATTGTTCTGTAGGACTAGATGTAATCGGAACTACCTCTGCCCTAGGCATTAAGAGCTTTAAACGACCGGCTACCGCATCCCCGACTCCGTTAGAGTCTACCCCTATAGCCAGTACGTCATAGTTACCTAGAAAGTTAACAATTTGAAAGTATTGCTCTTCCCAGTCATCTCCTTGGATTTCTAGCCAATTAAGAATACGATGATCGTAATAGCCAAATTCATCAGGCCTATCCCAATCAACCCAGACAACAGTAACAACTGTAGAGTCCATCTTTCTTGCGGGGTCAATTCCAACCACAACTGGGGAACGATGCCAACTTTTAACAATCTCCTGAGAGGTATCCCCAAGGTCATCCATGATCGAGGATGTAACGAACATTCCTCTTTCCAACAACCATTTACAGTTGTATGAGAGCTGGAACTCGTCTGAGTCTTCTCCAATTCGGAGCATCTCTTTCTTAATAAATTTTTCATAGTTCGCATTTACCTTTGCCACATCCTTCCAGTCCCATTGAAAATGGTTCTGCTTAGCAGATCTACCTGTTTGACGTCTTTTGTTTAGTTGAATAGCTCTATAGAAGTTGTTCTTCATAGTACTAGGTGTTCCGGTTTTAACAATAGTTGCGTTGTAGTACGCACCCATAGGAGCAATAGATTTAGATACCACGAAATCATCAGCTTCTTGACACTCGTCAATAATAATTAAATGAAAAGACTTAGATTCAATTTTAGCTCTAGGGTTAGCGGTCATCATCATTAGGGTGCTTCCGCTTCGCTTTAGTTTAATGTTTCTGATAACCCCAGGACTTTTAGTAGCCATATCATCTATCTCAGGATCTCCAAGTACGTCTAAAGCACGTTCACTAGTAAGGCGAGATACTGTTCTTCCATATAGCGTTTCTACCTGCGATTGAATTGGGGCAAACATACCAACCCATATACCGTCCCCAAACTTACCTAATAAGTCAGGGTACATTTTTGCAAGGCGCGGAAGAATAACCATAAGAGTTGCTACAGTATTAGCAATAGTCTCTGATTTACCTGACTGACGTGAAGCTAAAGCAGTAACTTCTTCACCGTCATTAATAATCACAGATTCTATGATTCTTCTGGCAAGCGGGGCTTGGTAAGAGTGTAGTTTGTACCCCACGAGCATTTCCATAAACTGCATAATTTTTTCTATTAAAGCTTTTACAAATTCTTTAGATAACTCATCCAGTTCGTCTGCTTCTTCTTCAGGAAGTTCTTCTTCCTCTTCTAAAAGAAATTCTTCTGGTTCTATCTCTTCAAACTGATCGTCATACTCAAGATCGCTCATTAGCGTGTCGTTTCTTTAATGTTTCTAGGATTACGTATAGCGCTTCTGCGCCTACTCTGGCTTCTTCTAACGTGTAGGGGTCTTGAGTTTTTTGCCAATAAGATAGGTTTCTACCTATGGTATACAGAGCATTTTCTGTCCAGGGTAAGAGTTCTGAGGTAGACAGAGAGTCTACTCTTTTTTCAATCTTTGTACGTTCACGTTCAGGATTCTTTTTCTTAAACATCTTTCCCCTCTTTTGTTCCGTATCGTATAAATTCCCAATCAGTTTCTTCCTCTAATAATACCCTACCCCTAATAGCATTAGTTAGTGCTTGACTCTCATCAAACCTAGTGTTCCACTTGCCTATAACCAAAGCTAGTCTAGTAAGAGGTAGTCTAATGGATAAACCGACTCCTCCTCTAAAAGGTTCTGCAATTTCTTGAGTTTCTGCTCTTTCCCAAAGATCTTTAGGTTTTACTGGATAAACCAAAGTATGCCAATAAAAAGGTCCCAAGTCTCTTGGATTTGCCACAATTAGTCCTCACAGTTATGATCATTTACTTCTGGTTCTCGTAATACTGCTTCGCACAACTTACATCTAAACCAACGCATATGCGTAAAATTATTTTGTGCTGTTCCACCTACTGGTACCTCAACTCCCCCGTCAGGTTGTGGTAGATAATCCGTAACTATAGGGGAGGACTCAAACAACTCTGGTGGAAACGGTCCTTTAGGCTGATGCGCTGTCTCCGGTACGGGGTGCCCTTGCCTCGTAACGATGCGCTCTATTCTCATTATTCAGCCGGTGTTGATTCAGTTTTCTTTGTAGTTTTCTTAGGGGTTTCTACTACAACAGGTTCCTCCACTACAGGAGCTTCTACAACAGGCTCTGGTGTTTGTGTTGGGGTTTCTTCTTGTACAGGCTTAATTACAGCCTCTACTTGTAATTTTGGTGCATTCCAGGGTGCTGACCACTGTGTCATGTGATATTCCTCTCAATTGAAGAAATATTATTCTACACGTAGTTGTAGGTTGCTGACCCCCTGTAACTACTGCTACGGTATATCCATGGCCCAGGAGACTGGGCCATCACTAACTACGTAACAAAAAGGTTGCAGTACGAACTTAACAGACAGACGTTAAGTTGCCTCATGTGAGTGACACACATAGGGTCAGAACTGGCCTTCTAGCCTAGGAGATAGTGTGCAAGGTAATGCTAAACAAAAAATTGGAATACTCGTATTATGCGCCGCACTTCCGTGGATACCGCCAGCTCTAGCAGCTGAATCAGACGGATCTACTGTAACTGTGGCCGCGCCAGTAAAAACTGGCTTAGACCTATACAGAGACGCTACCGAGCTCTCAGATGAAAGCCTTAAAGACCTACTCAGCCAGGTAGGGTTCAAAGGACCAGCCCTCAGGATTGCCTGGGCGGTTGCCAAGAAGGAATCTAACGGCCGACCTACAGCCCACAATGGAGATACAAGCACTGGAGATAACTCCTATGGAATTTTCCAGATAAACATGCTTGGTAGCCTAGGGGCAGATAGGCGGGAGAAATTCAACCTAAAAAGTGACAAGGATCTATTTGATCCGGTTAAGAATGCCCAAATTGCCTACCACATGACAAATGGCGGCAAAGACTGGTCTTCTTGGAAAGTATACCCAGGACAAAACAATGGTGAACGTTACGAAGGGTTTTTACAAAAATTTCCTAAGTAACTAGAAAAGGCCCCGTAACTGGGGCCTTTTTTATTTACTCTTTTTTCCAGCCCTGCGTTTATTTTCTTTAGCTGTATTTTTTCCGTGTTTTAAAGCTCTTAGGTTTCCTTTAGAGTCGTTGTTATGGTTGTTGTCTTTGTGATCAACATCCGTCCCTCTAGGTAGTTTTCCGTTTTTAGATTCGTAATCGGCACGAGCCTTGTTCTTTGAAGTAGTAACCCATTTACCGCCTACTTTTTTCTTGTAGACGTAGATAGGACGACCTCCATTCTGAGCAGAGCCTTTGTATGGTCCAAACTTCTTTACTTCTGCCATTAGATAGACCACCACCCTTGTGAGGTTGCTTTACCAGAAGCAAGCCACTCTTTGTGTAACCTGTGTGCTATTGACCAATCAACTCTATGTGTTGGTTTACCGCATAGATTGCAAATATCGGTATCTACCTCTTTATATACGTGCGGGCACATTAACAGTCCCATTTACGAAGAGCTAAAGCTTTACGAGTAGGTCTTCCCTTTTCATCTTTTAATGGGCCTTTACTTCCACCCATACGTGCACAAAAAGACTTACGACGTGCAGCAGACTTCTTTGATTTCTTTGCTTGAGCTGCAGATACTGGTGGCTTTAATGTTCCACCGGTTTCTCTTTTGTAGGAAGCTCTACCTTTAGCATTTAATCCGCCTTCAGGGTTCTTTCCTTCTTTACGTTGCCAAGCTGCTGTTTTAGCCATTTTCTGCTCCTTTACATGCACAAGATTCGTTTAGTTTACCGCAAGGTTTACAAGTAAATCGTTCATGCGGCTCTACAGATCCAAGGTCTTCTAAACGATTTTCATAGGTGTGTACTTGTTTGTAGCTAGCAAAAGGCACCCCGTAGCTTTGAGAAGCCTCTACTACCTTTGGTTCATTCCAAGGGCGTGCAGATTTAGAGTCCCTATCTTCTACAGATCTTCTAAGAATTTTGCCGTCACCTGATCTAGAACCATAGTGAAGTTCTTTTTTAGAGCGTCCCATTAGTTAGAAGACTCCCCGCTAGCCCCACGACCAGGTTTTGTATACCCGTCAAATTTTGGGTTTTTTGGTTGTTTATAAGGAAGTCCAGTTAAGTATTCTGCAGCCTCACGTGCGTGTGTACGCAAAGACTTGTATTTATCAAATTTCTCAGGTTCAGGAGAAAAACTTGCTACTCTCGCCATAGTTACTTATTCTTTGGATCTAAGAAATCTTTATTGTTAGGTTGTCTTCCAAACTTTGTCTTTGCAGCGCCTTGAAGTACTTTAGAGGCTTCAGAGATAGGTTGAACACTTCCTGCCATGTAGAACTGATTGCTTCTTCCAGGAACCACATCGTAATCTGGAAATAGGCTTAATTGTTCTGGCTCAGTTGGTTTAGGTGCAGCTTTTGCAGCTCTTGCATCTTTCTTAGCCTGTTTCTTACCACCAGGTCGCACAACAACTTCACGGCTTGCGCTAGGTTGTTGATGAGTGTATGCACGCATATTACTTAACGCTTTTGCTTCTTCCCCACCAGTCATTTCTGAAGTATCAATTGTAAATTGACGACTCTTAGGAGTTTCTGGTTTCCAATCACGATCGGTAGGAACAATAGTAGTTTTTGTAACTTCGTCAGCAACTTTTATTTTTGGAGCTACATCTGCCTCAGTAATTGGATTTTTCATGCCTTTACTAGACTCTACAGCTCTAACTGCCCATCCCTCCATAGGACCCTCTACACGCTTGTATTGAGTTGGAGAAACAACTTCAGTTTGACGTTGTGGAACTCCAGTACCAGGAAGGTAATCTTGTACTGGCTTTTTCTTAGGAGGCGCAGTATTGATTGCTGGTTTTGCCTTTGGACCTAGAGGTTGATCTAAAGGTGCGATGCCCAATAAAACAGAACCTGAACGAGCTTTAGGTGGTCGTGGGGCAATTCCTGCGGATTTTCCTTGTGGGGCTTTGTCTACCAATAATGGTTCGGTAGTTTCTTTAGTATTTGGAGAAAGACGATAAATTTTTGCTGCTCCCGGAGATTTAGTTCTTTGAGCTTTTGGACGAGAAGTAACTTTAGGAATTCCATCAGAACGTCCAACTTTACGAACACCAATTTGTTTTTTATCTCTAGGGATACTGGAGTTCATTTGTTCAAGAATGTCGGTAGTTCTTTTAACATGTGATGAGCGAGAAGTTGCAGATACTCCGTGCTCGCTTAACATTTCC